CAGTGCACCTTTCTCAACTCGCATTGGGAAGCTAAACACTGTAGTACTCTCAGGCTTCATCACACAAGGCTCTGAAGGGAACCCTTGAGACTTCAAGAAGTCAGTCAGAGGATCTTTGTTATCAGATCGTACACGACGAATAAAGTACTGACTGTGCTGAGGGTGGATGCCACTAGCAGTGCCTGTAAGCTGAGAGACAGTGCCCTCTGGCTTAATGGCAGTGATGGCAGCACTTCGACCAATACCAATAGCGTCAGCAAACTCAGCGTTAGTATCAATAGCAACATTCTTCAAGCCTTCCAACAAAGTAGGTAGTTCAGCATTATCAGGATCATTCAACAATGTGTTATCCAAGATACCAGTCATAGACACACCCAACAAACGTTCCTCTTCAGTGTTAGTCTGCCACACCTTACGCAGGTACGGGAAGTGAGTCATTGTCGATTGAAAAGTCCCCAGAATAGTTGCCATACGCACTTTATTCCGTAAAGTATCCACACTATCGCTGCTCCGAACAATAACAGAAGACAGATTACAAAATTGATAAGGTCTAAGGATAATCTCACTGCAAGGGTTTGTACCCCACTCTTTACCCAATTCCCTACGTCCATTCTTAGCTGCTTGAAGTTCACTTGCATAACGATTAAAGATACCTCGCTCTCCTGAGTGTGATTCATAGATGCTTGACCACTCACGCATGAACTTACCAACATCAGGCTTAACTTCGTAGATGGCACTGTTGTTAGCCAAGGCACGTTGACCGTTACCATCCCACCAGTTACCAGCTTTAGCGTGAGCCATACGATCATCGCTCAAGTCTGACAAAGAGATCATAGCCGATCGACGCACTCCACCGACCACCACAACTTCGCCAACTTTGCAGAGGATGTCGTGAGCTTCCAAGCTTGTAAGTTTTCGTCCCGCAGCAAGCTTGAATTTATTAACAACATATTTGAACAGCTCGACAAGAGGCTCAGGGCCACTGGCACGTCCACCGAAGGTTTTGAGTCGTGTACCTGCAGGTCGTACAGCAGATACGTCCCACTTCGGAATCTCGCCAGCATACAGTAAGGCAATAACTTGTCGTAGAGCTTTAGCCCATCCCTCTTTGGAGTCCTTAACGTTAATGATAGTACCGCTGTTAAACAACTCAGTTGGGATCTCAGGTAACTTAGATACATACTTTTGCTCCACACTAAAGCCTACACCTGTACCGCACAACAGAATGTACATAGCTTCATCAAAGGCTTTAGGATCATCAATAGGCAGATATGAACAGTTGTAACCTGCAATGTTCTGACGCTCCAAAGCATCACCAGCTGTCATGATGCTACGCATTGAAGGCACAACTTCTAAGTTAGTCACAGCTGTTTGCAACTCATCACGAAGCTCTTGTGTCAGTGTGTAGTTATGATTAGTCTTAAGCTGCTTAGTCATGAAGTCAAAGTAGCGTGCCACAGTCTCAGGCCAATGCTCTCGACGGCCTTTATCGTCTAAGTAGCGTGAGTAGCGGCTCTTACCAATGTACTCTTGGTAGGGTGTCATAGTTGTCATATCAGTCTAGTTCCTTTATTAAATATTCTTGTTTCTTCTCAATTACATCATCAAATCTTTCGACAAGATCATCACTCTGGAGTCCTAGCAGTTCCAAGAGTGTGACCTCATCTAAACGTTTGAGAGCCTCTTTCAGTTCTTCAAATGTTATGTTGTTCACGTTTGCTGATCTCCCGTTCAATGTACCATTTAGCTTTCTTCAAGTCCTCAATGGCATCCTTCTTAAGATCACAGCGCCAGATATATTTGATTGCATTACCTAAGTTAAAGCCCATGTGTTCTGTAACTTGGATACATTCAATACCTGATGGATGTTCAGTGTAGTGAGGAGGTTTGTTAACTACATCAGTTTCTTGCTGTTTAACGTCTACCCACTCTTTGATAGCTTCACTTAGAGGCTTAGCAGAATCCCGAATGTACAGATCTCTTTTAACCCATAAGTCATTACCAAAGCAGTTGTTACAAGGGTGAATCTGAGGACTTAGTTCACTATAAAAGCAAGTGTCACATGATTTATCAGCCATATCGTTTCTCCAAGTATTCAATGCTGAGGAACATTTCATCGAAGTGTCCATCCTGTACTTCATTCATCATCAGTAAGCCACGCCAATGACGGTTGCTAAGTTGATCCATATAGCTTTCATCGTGTAGATAATAAGAGCCAACGATGATAGCACAAATAGGCTTGCCATCAGCACGCTTACCATAGGCGATCTGCTTGCCTTGTTGATGTCCTGCAACACAAGACATATGAAGCTTATTGATGATAGCACTAGCAGCTCCAGCGGGTCTACCCATCGCTCCCACAGGCCAATAATGGTTAAAGCCAACACCATTAATAAAAACAGGATGAAGAAACCCATGTACTTCCCAATCGTGTTCATATTGTAAATCCCTTGTAGATATAAGTCCATCTAAGGTAGGATTATTGTTAACAGCCCTGTCAATCCTGTTCTCATGGTTCCCTAAAGTCATCACCATACGAGGTTTGTATACCTTGTGTTTAGATTCCTTCTGAGACTTCTGAGCTTCCCTCAAAGGTGCAAGTAGAAGCTTCATAGCATCCTTAGCAGCTTCAATGTCCTTCTTGTAGCGTAGACCTTCAAAGTACTTACTCCCTTTGATGTCGTGGCTACTAAGGCTTGGCATATCTGCAAAGTCACCTAGATTAACAACTACATCAGGCTTGTAATCTACAATGGCTTTACCAGCCCATGTTAGATGCTCTAGAGGTACACCTTCTTTAACTTGACAGTCAGGTATCACTAAGATCTTCAAGATCAACTCCTTCAACAGTTATCTTCTCACCACTACGTATACCAGCTTTTATAGCCTCAAGTATGCCATAACTTAGAAGTGCCTTAGCCTCTTCTTGAGTCAAATCAAACTGATACGTTGCATCACCATTGGAGTGTTCTTTAATCAGATTTACGTTCACTTTCAGCCTCCTTAAAGAACTCCTCAGCATCACCGATGAACATGAAGTAACCTAAGACAACCTTTAGAGCTGCGTTAACTTTCAAGTTCTCAGCAATGTCTTCAGGATGACTACTGAAACCACCATTGATAGTATTGAGGTAAGTCTCTTTAAGCTTCTCAACGATAATGACATCTGTAAAGTCTTCCCAAGCCCACTTTAGCTCTTGAGACTTCTCCATAGCTTCAATAAGATTATTTAACATATTTAGTTCCTTTCTCAGTTAACCAAGCTGCAGGGATATCTTTATCAGCATACTTAAACCCATGCTTATCACACCACATACCGTATGTTGTCTGACTTAGCTTTGAAAGCCTAGCTTTAGAGTTACTAAAGACAAACCTAATATCTAACTCAGGATACTGCTCTTGAATCATTAGGTGCTTTTGTCTATCTGCTGTGATAAATCTACCCTTACTCTCAATGATAATACCGTTGTTCAGAAGCACAAAGTCAGGTGTGTACTTTCTAGCCTTAGCAGGTTGAATATAATCAATGACTAACTTCTCATACTCAAATGGAATGCCTAAGGCTGTTAAGTTATCCGCTATCTTGTCTTCTAAACCTGACCTGAATCCATGCTTCAAAGCTACTTGACGTACAGATAGAGGTTTCTTTCTCTTAGCTTTCATGTGTCTCCTTCGTAACGTGATACTGATGGAGGAATGCTCCAAAGGTATCAACAAACTCTTCATCGTGGTTTAGCTTACCCATTGTGAACATAATGGCATGAACTAACTCATGGTAGAAGGTTTGCTCAGTAGTCTGCTTGTTCATGTCCATGCGAATACTGATGACTTGCTTCTCAGGATCACACTTACCAAAGTCCTCCATGTGCACTACGTAGTTGACGTACCACTTAGATCCTGCAAGCTCGAAGGTGGTTGCCACATCTGGTTTGGTTCCCTTCTTAGCCATAGAAGTTTACCGTTCTCCAGTACCCTTTCAGAGTTTCCATCATAAGCCTTGAGGCAAGCATCATATAGTTCCCTTTCAGTTGTACAGTCTTTCAAGATCTTATCAGCCTTTACAGGGCCAATACCTCTGAGTCCTTCAATGTTATCAACTCTGTCACCTGTAAGTATCTGTTTGTAGAAACTGTACAAGCCTTCAAACTCGGTAACATAGTACTCCTCATCCTTTACAGGATTGTAGTGCCATCCCGGTAACTGATCCAGATCCTTATCTACGTGAACAATCCAGTAGTTACCTTGAGTAGATGCAATACCTACAGCATCATCAGCCTCTTCACCGTCTGACATCTCAGCTCCTAGCTTCATCAGGTGGCTGCGTAGTGCATCGTAGTGCTTAGGCTTAGGAGCATCTTTACGATTCCCCTTGTAAGGAACGGTGGTAGCTACCTCGAATCTAAAGTTAGTTTTACCTGTAATCCAAGCTCTGTAGTCATCACACTTCAAGCGCATATAGATTATGTCGGTAAACCACTCTGTGAGTCGATTTAGTGCCCACCGTTCCTCTTCATCCTCATTGGAGAAGCCAACTTTGTATACTAAGAAATCAGCATCAACGATGGCTTCTACAGGTCTATCCTTCTTAGAGGATGTCATCAGCTTCTTCAGCTACTTCAGAGCCTTCTGGTGA